AATGGTGGATCATTTACTAATCCATTTGAAGGGCTTACTTTAGAACAGCTGGAGAAATTATCAAAATTGAATGATGATGATACATCTGAAGATATTGATTAATTCTATTACTACTAATAAACCAGCTTTAATGATGGCAATACTCAAAGCAAAAGAGTATTATCATAGGCCATTCTCTGTCTATTTAGCAATCATAATTTTACAAATAAGAAAGAAATTTTAGTTTTTTATTAAGTTTTATTTGTTATTCTCGTTTATTTGTTCGATATTTGATTCATCAAAGGACAAATTAAACAATAGAACTATGAAAGATTTAAAAGATACAGCAGTTTACGAGATACTTAAAGATTATGCTAAAGAAGATTTAGAGATTTTAAAAGCTAATGGATGTTCAGCTATTACAGGAACTAAAGTAGGTTGCTTACATAATTCTTATGAGAATAAAGTTTTTACAATTGCTTATAACATGGGACAAAACATTTTTCAAACACCTGATGAAGAGTGCGTTATGGAATTTTTTATTGATCATTATCAAGTAGGATAAAAAAACTTTATTAATTAGTTGTATATATAAATTAATAACTGAATATGCTTAGAGATATGGAACAATGGATAGTATTTAGCAATGGAGTAAGAGGTATTATGAAAGGAATGGTAGTATATGCTAATAGCATGGATGATGCAAAGCAGAAAGCCAATACACTAAAGCCAGTTAGCTGGGATACACTTAATTGCTTTTGTAGATTTACTAAGGATCAATCTAATCCTTTTAAATCAAAGATCTTCCAAGTGATTAGAAAGGATGATGGCTCAGAATCTATCATCAATCAAGACTTACTAAGTATAGAAAATTATGAGTATCTTTCATTCGTTGGATGATGAACTTAGAGATTATATATCAAAGCCTAATTGATTCTGGAACTTATGAGATTGAGTTTTTGGATTATGATGGTAATAAGCAGACCAGAATATTTGAATACTGGAGGGTATGGAAGGAAGGAAGGTGAGAATACAGAAATCTCCCTTTTTAAATCTGAATGTACAGAGTATAATATATGGGTAGAAACATTTATGGGAGAGGCTAATGAAGATTCTAAGATCATTAAGATAGATGACAAATAATATTAATTTATACAAAGGAGATTGCTTAATAGAAAGCGATAAAATAGAAAGCGGAAGTGTTGATTTAATATTGACAGATTTACCTTATGGAACTGTAAAAGATATTAAAAACGTAAATCACGGAATGAGTGGAAAATGTGAGTGGGATATTGTTATTGATACTGATAAAATAATGCAGGTAGCAAATAGAATTTTAAGAAGAAACGGAAAAATGATATTGACTGCTCAACAACCTTTTACAAATGAGTTGATAAATAAAGCACATAAAAACCTACCGTTTAATTATTCTATGATTTGGGAAAAAGATCACTTTGCAAATGCTTTAACTGCTAAAAAAGCACCTTTAAATTACTATGAAGATGTTTTAATTTTTAGCAAAAAGTATGACACAGAGAAAAACCCAATACAAACTTATTTGCTTGACGAGTTTAACAAATGTGGTAAACCTATTTCTTTTTATAAAGAACTTTGTGGATTTACAGGCAACCAACCCTATAACTGGTTTTCCCCTAAAAATGATGGTACTAAACATTGGGCTTTTCCAATTAAAAAGCATTATGAAAAATTAAGTATCACAGGTTATTTTTTAAAACCATTTAAAGAAATAGAAGAAATTGATTTGAATTATAGAGCAACCTTTAACCTATGGGAAGGTAAAAAATATAAAAGCAATATTTTAAAATACAAAAAGGATTATGACGGACACCACCCAACACAGAAGCCCGTTTTGTTGTTAGAGGATTTGATAAAAACCTTTAGCAATGAAAATGATTTAGTAGTTGATTTTACTATGGGTAGTGGTTCTACTGGTGTAGCTTGTAAAAACACCAATAGAAATTTTATAGGTATTGAAATGAATGAAGAATACTTTAAAATAGCCAATGAACGTATTAAAATACCCAATGAACGTATTAATTTAACACTATTTTAGGATGACAAACGCCGCCTTAACTTTACATATTGTTATGCTCTGTTTTATACTTACCAAAAACTTTTTTACATTTTTGTGTGTTTTTATTTTGTGGTTTCTACATTATAGTGTATATTTGTATTATACAAAAACGGAAAACGAAATGACAAATAGAATTCAAACATCAGAAAAAACATTTAATAAAACAGTTAAAGCACAGGTTTTAGAGTTAATGCCAACAGCTAAAAGATTTAATAAAAAGCATGTTGCTGGTGTTGGTTACGTTTTTTATATAAAAGATGAAAAAAACAACACTTTAGGAAAGGTTTTAAAAGAGGTTAGGAACGGAATGAAAATATATGTCGGATAAGAAAGTATTTAAGCATCTCCCTTCGGGGAGTTTTCTTCTTTTGCTTAAAAAGCACAAGTTTGAAATTAATATGTATTTAGAGTGTGACAAACAGGGTACACCAATAAAGAAAAAAAGAGCATGGTCGAACCATCCACAAACACAAGAGAGAATAGTAACAGGATATAAAAACTTATGTCAAGTAATTTAATAAACTGGAAAGAAGTAAGCCGTATATTAAGCGGAAATGATAACTCAATAAGGTCGAACAAATGCCCTAAGAAATACGAAAAGAAAGTTAACAGACTTTTAAAAGTTATTGAATTGTGGTGTAGTTGGACAAATAGAGTATAACAATGGGTTCTGGTTCTACTGGTGTAGCTTGTAAGAACACCAATAGAGATTTTATAGGTATTGAGCAAGATGAAAAGTATTTTAAGATAGCACAAGAGCGCATTAACTTAACACTATTTTAGGATGACAAATAAGGAGATAAGGAGATACGCTAAGATAACAGCAGCACAGAAATCCTTTTGGCATTTCCAGAAGGCTCTTTATCCAGATTTCTTTACAGATGATAAAGCACATCTAAAGACTTTATCAGATACATTACAAGCAATTTATGAGGGCAAAGTAAAGGATGCAGATGGCAATCCTATCAAGAGGGTAATGGTTAATATGCCTCCAAGACATGGTAAATCATTTAGCTTAATTAACTTTGCTGCATGGGTATTAGGTAAAAGCCAAAGCAATAGAGTGATTGCAGTATCCTATAATTCTTGATACTGAGAATCTTGAGTTTAAGAAGATAGGGATGAATGATATATTCCCTAATGTCAATATAAAATATGGTGATTCATCCAATTCTATGTGGAGTTTAGAGGGCCAACATTTCAACTATCTTGGTACTGGTATGGGCGGTACTATTACTGGTATTGGTTGTAATATTGGTATTATAGATGATCCAATTAAGAACGATAAGGAAGCATTTAATGATAGGATACTTGAAGAGCATTGGAAATTCTATACAGATACATTCCTATCAAGATTAGAGCAAGGTAGTATACAGATCATTAACATGACAAGATGGGCTACTAAAGACTTATGTGGAAGGATATTAGAAACTGAAGCAGATAGATGGCACATCTTAAAGATGGAAGCATATAAGGATGGAGAGATGCTTTGTCCAGAATTATTAAGCTATGAAGATTACCAAGATAAGAAGAGTAAAACATCTCCAGCAATCTTTGGTGCTAACTATATGCAAGAGCCAGTTGATGAGATGGGAAGGATGTATAAAGACTTCAAGACCTATTCAGAATTACCAGAAGGGCAAAGATTTAACTACACAGATACAGCAGATACTGGATCAGATTACCTTTGTAGCATCAATTATCTGATTAATAATGATCAAATTTATATCTTAGATGTGCTATATACCAAGAAATCTATGGAATATACTGAGCCAGCAGTTGCTAAAATGCTTGAAAAGGATGGTATTTTGAGAGCAAAGATAGAAGCAAATAATGGAGGAAGAGGCTTTGCAAGGAATGTAAAAAGGCTTTTAACCAATAATTTTACCGTTATTAAGACATTTACGCAAACTAAAAACAAGAAATCTCGTATATGGTCAAATAGTTATTGGATTGAAGAGAATGTATTTTATCCAGAAGGATGGGGGAATATGTGGGGTGAGTTTTACGCTTCAATGAAAAATTATAAAAGGGAAGGAACAAATAATCATGATGATGCACAAGATTGTATTACTGGATGTGCTGAACAAGTTAACAAGCCTAAAAGAATATTCAAATAAATTTGTAAATTAGTGCAATGAATCTAATACAGAAAGCAATACAATTCTTCCAAACAGATACCAATAGGAAGATAAATTGGAATGAATTCTTTGGCTTTGATAAGGATAATCCAACAGCAAACTTTACTGAGTTTATTAATCAAGGGTACTCAAGAAGCCCAGATTTAAAGCCAATAGTAGATAAAATTGCTAATACTACATCATCTGTTAAATGGTGTGTATATGAAGAAAGGAATGGAGAGTTAATCAAGGATGAAAGCAGTAAGCTGAATGATTTACTTTATTCTCCTAATCCTAACCAAACTTGGAATGAATTACAATATGGTTTAGTTGTTAATTTAGCATTAACTGGTAATGCATTAGCAAGAGGTATAGATTCTATTGGGCTTGGTGCAGAAGGTGCATTTAGGCAATTAGAGGTATTATATACTCAAGGAATTACACCAAATTTAGATAGCAATTATAATATAATTAGCTATGATTATGTGATTGATAGAATAGATACTACCTATTCAGCAGAAGAAATTATCCACATGAAGTATTTTAATCCAACAGAGAAAGGATTAATGAGTGGAATGGGATTATCTCCATTACAATCTGCTGTATATCCATATAGAACTTCATTAAATCAATGGGAAGCCAGTAGTAATTTATTGAAGAATAAAGGTGCAATTGGATTTATCTCCAATGAATCTGATGATGTATTAGATGATCAAGAATTAGATTCAGCACAAAAAGCATTTGATTCTAAGATTGGTGGTGCATCAAACTTTGGTAAATCAATTATTACACCATCTAAGATGAAGTATAATCCTATGGGGATGACTGCTGCTGATATGCAGATCATTGAGATGGGTGTTAAGACATTGAGAGCAATCTGTAATGTATATGGAATTGATTCATCTTTATTCAATGATCCAGCTAATAAAACATTCAATAATAGGAGGGAAGCAGAGAAAGCATTATGGACTAATGTTAACATTCCAATCCTTAGAATGATGGAAACAGCTTATAACAGATCATTTGTTCAAAGCTATGCACAAGAGGAAGGAAAAAACTTATGCCTTAAATTTGACGTATCAGATGTTGAGGTTCTGCATGAGGACAAAGATAAAAAGGTAGATAGAGTAATTAAGCTATTAGAAAGTGGAGTTATAACAATAGAACAAGCACAAGAAATGGTTGATATAACTGATTAAGATGAGGATAGAAGATAAGTTAAGCATTAGATATGCTTGTAAGAATTTAGCTTTAGAGATAAAGGATATAGATAATAAAGAGGGTATAGTATCTGGATATTATGCAGCTTTTGATTCTATTGATGCAGATAATGATGTAATTAGAAAGGGTGCATTCAAGAAATCCATCCAAGAAAGAGGCCCTTTATCTGCTGGTAATAGAAGAATAGCACATCTAAGAAACCATGATTGGGATAGACAAATTGGTAAGATTATTGAATTAGATGAAGATCAATATGGACTTAGATTTGTTTCTAAGATGGGAAGAAGCACAGAAGGTAAGGATGCGTTATTGGATTACCAAGATGGTATTCTTAGAGAGCATTCTATTGGCTTTAATTATATTGCAGATAAAGTTAAATATGTAGAAGATTCAGAATTCTCTGAGAAGGGACATTATGATATCACAGAAGTAAAATTATGGGAAGGCTCTGGAGTTACCTTTGGTAGTAACAGCCTTACACCAGTTATAGACGCTGCTAAATCAAGTGGCGATTACAATGATCTAATTAGCAAGATACACATATTGGAAGAATCCTTTATGAAAGCCATCAAGAATGGTAAGGGT